GTTCTTTAGTTATTGATCGGTTTGATCAACAACCGGTTTTAATTTGTCCCTAGCTTCTTTCATCAATCCTTTCACGCCTGCGCCTTCCGGATTCACCTGTTCGGCTTTTTCACACAAGGCCAGCACGGTATGCCAATCGTTTTCACGCTTTTTATGTTTGGCCAGCATCACGTATAGCTTGCTTTGCACGGGTAGCGCCAATGACCATTGTTCGTTGTCCAGCGTGGCCACCAAGGTTTCAAGATACGGATTGGCGGATTCATCACGCTTTAACAGCACATTGGCCCAGTCGTACACCGCATCACAAACAAAGGTTTGCAAGTCTCGGTCAAACTTAGGCGGTGTAACGTGAATGCCCTGTTTGATCAGATGAAACGCCAGCGCCAGGCCTTGCTCGATCTGCAGCGTATCAAACAGCCAAATGCATACCCGCACAGCAATGTCGTTGGGGTAGTTATCGCCCTTGTCGACATAGGCTTGCACAAACGGGAAGTAAGTCAAAAGCATGGTGGCTTTGGCCTTGGCTTTTTCCACCACGTCTTTCAATACTGCCAGGCTGGCCAAATCAGCCGACATAGCCGCCTGATAATGCTCCAAGGTTTGCAGTTCAGCCGGTGTTGCTGCCGGTGTGCTGTCGGTGTTTTCCGGCTGCCCTGCATATTGTTTGCCGCTTTCGATTTCCGCAGCTTTAATGGCGGCCAGCTTGCGCACGGGGGCGGCTGCAGTGTCGGTTGCAACGGGTTGGCCGTCGGCTGCATCCTGCAGTTGTTGCTGTTTAATCCGTGCGATTTTGCTGACTAATTCCATGATTATTCCCGATTAAACCAGCGTGATGCCTTCAACCATGGCGGTGGCAAACTCTTCTTGCACCACATAGGCCAAATTCATGCTGTTAAACTCGCGGACTTCATCCTTCGCTGGCCAATCTTGTTGGGTGCGACGAATGCTGGAATCTTGGTAGTAAACAGCCAGATTCGATAGCGGGGTAATAACGATGGTGCCGTTCGGGAAAAACGGTGGGCTGAATGTTGGCAAGCCGCCAAAGTCGGACGTTACCACGCCATTGATCAAGGCTTTTTCGCTCGGGGTGTTTCCATGGGTTTCGTAGAATTTATCCATCGCAGAAACCAGCAAGTTATCCCCCACCAAGGCCACCAGATCGCCTCGGTTTCTGAACGCTGCCGATACAACTTGTTTAATGTCGTGAATCGCTTCTGACAGGTTTTTGTAAGTGCCGGTCGCGCCGATCGATACGCCAGATCCAACGTGCTGTGAGGTGCTGTTGAAGGTGCGGATTTTTTCCAGCCAGCCGATGTTCAAATCCTGCAGGTTTGGGTTGGTGCCGATGTTAGTGGCTGCCGCTGCAGATGTACCGTACCAACCAGTTACGAGCATGTCGTTAACAATCGACTCTCGGACGATTTGCATGTACAAATTTGCAAAATTTGGGAATTTTGCCCAACTGTCAATAGTTGCATACGATAATGCAACATCAAAGTTGGTTTGTTTAACAATCCAATCCTGATTGTCTTCTTGGTTCAATCTTTTTGGTACGCGTTCGCCTGAGCTGGTGTTTGTGCGGCTGGCTACGCGACCGGTTAATCCCAAAATAACCTTTTGCCCGGTGGTGTCCGTGACCGGAATCATAGGCAAACTGGAAAAAAACGGATTGGCTAACTGTATAGCTTTTGGTATCAGGGTTTGTTCAAGCGGAATTGTAGCTGCATACATTGCATCTGCAATCACGTTTCGCTTTAAGCCTTGAAAAAACTCAACGGCTTGTTTCGATGTGTGATTGAAATGCTGACCCACGCGTGGATCAGATAGCGGTACACCAAACGCGGCAGCGGTGGCTGCAAACAATGCGGTTAAGCGGGCTTGACCTTGTTTTGATAATGGCTGACTCATGATGATTCCTTGTTAGGTTGTCCGTTAGATGTACAGGCTGGCTGTTTCATCACCAGCACCAAAATGCTCGCCGCCTTCGGTGCCTGGTTGTTCTGTCAGGGCCTGATTCAGCTTGGTTTCGAGTGCTGCAAATTTTTCGGTGAGTGCATTCAGATCGCCTGACTTGTCATCGCTGGTATTTTTGGAAAACTTGGCTTCCAGCTCATCCAGTCTGGCGTTTAATTTTTCAAATGCCGCTGCATTTGGATCGGGTGTTTCGTCGGTGTTTTCGTCGTCACCACCGCCGGCTTTTGCCAGCTTGGCAAACATGGCTTTAATTTCGGCCACTTCCGTTTTTAATGCTTCCAGGGCTTGTTTATCGGCCATGTCTTGTTCCTCGTTGGGTTGGTTTTTAAATAAAGCTTTGATTTGATCCAGCAGGCTGTTGGGCGCTTGGTCTTCAAATGTTTGGGTATGCGCTTCGATAAAGGGCGTGACAGCGCCAAATTGCTGCGTATTGTTTTTGCTGAAGCGGATTTCTGTGGTGGCTGCGCTGCCTGGGTCATCCAAAGCACCCAAACCGGTTAGATACGCTTTGCCGGATTTGCGGAAATCAAAAGTAATTTCCATTGATGTAAACAGCTTTTGGCCAAAGCGGTTATCGGCTTGATAAAAAGCATTGGGCGATAAAATCGCCCAAAGGTCTCGCCCACCTTCATCATTGTCAGTGGCGCGGAGCGCATCAACCGTACCGTAATTTTGAAACCGCATGTGATCAGGCCAGATCAGAGCAGTGAAGATTTCTTTGTTGTAGCTTTCGGCCATTTCATCAATCCAGGCTGGATCGATCACGCGGCCATCGGTGGTGGGTCCGCTGCGGCCTATGCGCTTGAAATCGGTCTGTAAGACTCTGCCTGCCATGTTTCACTCTAAATCAGGTGGAATTGACACACAGATTAAACTTTTCAATCTTGTATTCAATAGGGTTTGTTCCTATTGATACCTATTTGATTAATATAGGAATTTTTAGAAAGTTCAGCAGGCGTTTTGCGGATATTTACACCTGATAATGAGTGAAAAATCATTATCCGGTAAATCATGGCAAAAGTAATCCCTCCCGAACAAAAGCAGCTGGCCAAGCAGATGTACATCAAAGGGGCATCGATCCAGGATATTGCCAAACGCTTGGGCATGACTACCCGGTCGCTTTACAACTGGCGTGATGCTGAGGCCTGGGATAATTTTTGCCCGCCGGATACGATTGAAATTGCATTGGCTAGGCGTATCAACTTTTTGGCGGATCTGGATAAAACGCCTGCGCAGCTGGATGAATTTATCAAGCTGACCGAGGCGTTTGGCAAGCTGCAAAAAGACAATGCTGTAGCCTACAAAATCAAAATGGAAGGGGAAGCCATCAGCAAAGGCCATCCCATTTATATCAACGTGCCGGGTGAAGCCGATTACCGACAACCCAAACCGGCAGGCAGCACAAAAGAGCGTAAACCGCGCGAAAAGAAAATCAAAAATGACGTGTCCGGAATTTCCGAACAACTGCTGGATGAGGTGCGGAAAAAGCTGTTTTACGACTATCAAAAAACCTGGTGGGATCACCGCAACGACCGCACGCGCATCATTTTAAAATCCAGGCAGATCGGCGCCACGTTTTACTTTGCCTGGGAAGCTTTCAACAAAGCCATCGTCACCGGTAAAAACCAAATATTCCTGTCTGCCAGTCGGGACCAGGCGGAAGTCTTCAAAGCCTACATCATTGCTTTTGCGCTGCAGCATTTTGAACTTGAACTAAAAGGCACCACGGTTATTTTGCTGAGCAACGGCGCTGAGCTGCGCTTCTTATCCACCAACAGCAACACCGCGCAGTCGTATCACGGTGATTTGTATATCGATGAGTTTTTCTGGATACCCAAGTTCAAGCGCTTGCGCAAAGTGGCAAGCGGCATGGCATCACATAAAAAGTGGACGACCACGCTATTCAGCACGCCCAGTGCCATCAGTCATGAAGCGTATGCTGAATGGGCCGGTGAAGAGTTCAACAAAGGCAAGGCCGATGACAGACGCATCGAATTCGATGTGTCACATAAAAACCTGAAAGACGGCTGGTACGGTCCTGATAAAAAGTGGCGGCATATGGTCACGGTTAAGGATGCCGAGGCGCAAGGCTGTGATTTGTTTGATATCGACGAATTGCAGATCGAATACTCAGAAGACGACTTCCAGAATCTGTTTATGTGCAAGTTTATCGACGATAGCCAGTCGGTATTCAGCTTGGCACGCTTGCTGGATTGCACCGTTGATATCGACGACTGGAAAGATTATGTCGACGGCTCAGACCGCCCCTTTGCCAACAAACCCGTTTCAGCAGGCTACGACCCCAGCCGCACTCGAGACAACGCCAGTTTGGCATTACTGGCGGTACCGCTTAAACCATCGGATAAATGGCGCGTGCTGCGCACCAAAAGCTATCACGGCCAAAACTTCGACTACCAAGCCAACCGCATCAAAGAAATTAAGGACAGTTACAACATCGTACATCTAGGCATCGATACCACAGGCATCGGTTACGGGGTGTATGAAAAGGTCATCGACTTTTATCCCAACGCCACGCCGATTCATTACAGCATGGACATGAAGAATCAGCTAGTGGTGAAGTCTCTGGATGTGATCAACACCGGGCGCTTTCAATATCTAGCCGGTGGCAACGAAATCACCCGTGCCTTTTTAATGATCAGCAAAACCACCACCAACAGCGGGCAAATCACCTACGCATCCAGCCGCAGCGTTGAAAGCGGCCATGCTGATATCGCATGGTCAATTATGCACGCTTTGATTTATGAACCGATCAATAACGATGGCCGCAAAACCACCGTCACCTTTAGCCATTGAGGACTTTATGACATTACGCCAAACACAATCACTGTTCGCTCGAAAAGTCGCCAGTTTGATCATTCATGCCGAATTTATGGGCTATGAAGTCACGTTTGGCGATGCTTATCGTGATCCACGCTTACACGGGGAAATGGGCGTTAAAAAAGCCTATGGCGCGGCCAAATCCTTTCATAAACAGCGCTTGGCGATTGATTTAAACCTGTTTAAAGACGGTAAATACCTGGAAGGCACCGAAGCACATAAACCGCTTGGCGAATGGTGGGAAAGCCAGGGCGGCACTTGGGGCGGTCGTTTTAACGATGGCAATCATTACTCATGGGGAGAATACTAAATGACAGCAGACAACCTATTTACAGCTGAAGACGACACACAGCAGGATACCGGCACCGGTAAAGCCATGGCGTTTGCGTTTGGTGATCCGGAGCCGATCTTAACCAATAATCTGACTGATTATCTGGGAATATTCATGGATTCATCAGGCGAATATTACCGCCCACCGGTGGATTTAAGCGGCTTAGCCAACCTGATGAGCGCCAATGCCTACCATGGCCCGATACTGCATTTTAAAAAGAACATGTTGGCAAAATGGTTTACGCCATCGCTGATGTTGTCATCCTTGGATTTCAAACGCGCCGCTTTGGATTACGTGGTGACAGGTAATTCGTACTTGCAGTGCTTCAAAAACCGCTTAGGTCAAGTCGTTAGGCTGGGCTGGCTACCGGCCTTATCCATGCGCCCGCATAAAAAATCCGGGGTGTTTGTTAAGTTAAACAGTAGCCAAGGTGTGTTATCCGGCATGAATTACACCGAATTTAAAGCCGGTGAAGTGGTGCATTTAAAAGAGCCGGACATCAAGCAAAGCATCTACGGCATGCCGCAATATTTGGGCGGGATTCAATCGGTATTGCTCAGCGAGGATGCCAGCCTGTTTCGGCGTAAGTATTTCATCAACGGCGCCCACATGGGTTACATCCTGGTGACAGCAGATGCCAACCTGGACGAAGCCACCGCCAAGGCTATCGAAAACCAGGTCAAACAGTCCAAAGGACCGGGCAACTTCCGCAGCTTGTACTTAAACATCCCGCGTGCCAATGGCAACAAAGAGCCGGTGAAAATCATCCCGGTCGGCAATATCGGCAGCAAAGATGAATTTCAGGCCATTAAAGAAGTGACTGAGATGGAAATGTTAGCCATGCATCGAGTTTACCCAGGCTTAGCCGCCATCATCCCGGCCAATGTGGGTGGCTTTGGCGACATGCAAAAAGCCATGCAGGTGTATCACGAACTTGAAGTAACGGCCATGCAGCAAGTCTTTTTAGAGCTGAACGAAGTCATACCCGGTAATCCGGTAGCGTTTAAAGATCCTGTCTGGCAGTCATGAGCTTAAGTTACTGTGTTTTGCACAAGGAATGCCATGGATGCCATGAAGGCTTGATGTATTCGGCTCGGTTTTATCACCAACCAGTCGATCCTAATACCCCGTTTAGACTCTTACCCAGCTATGTAGGCTCGTGTGCGCTGCGCATTTTAGACAAAAACGTACACATCACACGCATGGTATTCATGGAAGCGGAAGTCAACGGCATCAAAGTGGGCTTTAGATTTGAAAAGCATCATCAGCTTGATCTGTTGCTGAGACTTCTTGAATCTGAGTCCAGCGTTGAAACGGCCAGCTGGGAGCGTCACAAGGCAGATCAAGAAATCTGCAGAACTGTAAATATTATCGAGCGAATCAGATTTTTAACCCGACACAACGCCCAGGAGCTTTTATGATTGACGCATTAATAAAATATGCCGTGCTGGTGTTGGTGATTGCGTTTATTTTGATGCTGGGATTGGCAGAGCTTATCAAGGAGCTGATCAAGCAGCTGCAGCTGCGGATATTTGATCGGTTTGATCGGCGGGTAGATGCTATGTTTAAGCGGGTGTTTGATTGGTAGGGTACGCACTGCGTACCCTACCGGTTTAAGGCCTAATCATGAACAGTATCAACACAGGCTGTTTTAAACAAGCCGCGTATCTCATCCAACATCATTTTTTCCCGATCAATGATCGATCAGCCAGCTCATTTGCGGCTTTAGTCATAAATTCTGATAACGTCATGCCATGCCGGTTAGCGGCGGCAACCCATTTGCCTTTTTCTTCTTGCCTGCAGCGGAATTGCACTTGGCTGAGTTTTATTTCATCAGCTGGACGTTCCGCATGTTTGTTGCCAACATTGCCATGTTCATTATCCACAAAGTATCTCCAATTCGTTTTCGATGGCTATCTTCCTGTCTGCTGTGTATAACCTTGCATCCTTTCCAGGCGTGACCGGATAACCAACCACTCCAGATGCTTTTAATTCGTCAACCATAGGCTGGTATTGGCCCATCGCTGCGCTGTGGTCTGACATAAAGTCTTTCATGGCTTTTTCAAACACGTCTTTGAAATTAAACAGGTCATCAGCGTTGGCTGTAATCAGTGATACATCAAAGTCATCGTTTACCAATAACTCTATTTTTGCGGTTTTTCGTTTTAAAATAATCAGGTTCATACGGGTTTCCGGTTATGACACAAAGTGAAAGGCTTTTTTCAGTTGCCTGAAGTAAGCCGCGTCTTTTTCAACCAGCGTGGCGGATACGTCTAATTCAAACGCGGCCCAACCGACCGTGCCAGAACCGGCAAACGGATCATAGACATGTTCCACATCAAAGCTGCCTAATAGGTCGATAATGGCCTGCTGGTTTTTTGCCAAGCCATGTTCGCCCAATCGTTCACGCGGGGCGCGAATGATGGATGGCCAATAGCCATTGTTGTCGAACGTATCTGATCGCTGCCTTAGCTTGCGGTTGAAAATGGATTTTGCACCGTTGCGGGTTAAATAGACGCCGGTGGCATGGGTGTAGTGTGGCTGTTGCAGGTTTTTAGATTTCTTTAGCACCACGGCATCGAGCACGAAATCAAAAGCCAGTTGCCAGTCGCTGATTTTGATCAGATCAATCAGTTGCTTCATGGTCGTGATCAGCACTAAATGATTGCAGTTAGCTTGATTTAATATGCCGTTGAGTTGCATAGCTGGCATGTCAAACGGTGGGTCTGTCATGATCAAATCGCAATTAACCATTACATTTACAGAGTCGTCGTTAAGCAATGTTATTTTTGCCATATTTTGTAAACCCTCATGCATTTATCACGATTCAGGCTTTGCGCATCTTTCAGCGTAAAGTGTGTTATCCAAAATTCTTGATATTCAGTCTTACTAAAAAAATCATTTAATTCGGCATAGCTCAATGTGCCGCGCATCTGCTCTGCAAACCAAAACCGTATTTTATCGATGGCATCGCCAAGCACGCCTTGCGCGAGTTTGCGCGGACGTTCTTTGATGATCAGTGTGTTTTCGTGTTGATATTTTCGTTCTATTTCCTGCCGTTTTAGCTCAACCAGTTGAAAATCGATGTATTGCACATCAACACCAATCCCGGACCCACTGACGCGGGCAATGCTGGCACCGCATTCCGGGCATTCACTCACCCAGGCTTTTACTAAAAAATCACATTCAGGGCATGGCATTAAGTTAGATTTTACGGCCTGCGGTGGGTTGTGCAGCTTCCAGTCAATATGCTGATCAGGCATACCGTGTGTGCGGATGTTTCCGCAATGATCAATCAATATTGCATGATCCTTGCCGGGTTCTGGGCGAAGCGAACGTCCACACCATTGTCGATACAAACCGAATGAAGCTGTTTTGCGTAGCATGATCAACGCCTCGATCGCTGGCACGTCAACGCCTTCGCCGATCATATCAACGTTGCACAGCACTTGAATCAAGCCGCGTTCAAAAAAGTCGAATACCCGCGCCACTTCTGCGCTGCCCATTTTTGAATGAATTGCAGCCGAAGCAATGCCAGCTTCTTTAAATTGTTTGGCCGTCAGTTTGGCAATCTCAATGCTGACGCAAAAGGCCAGGGCTTGTTTGCCGTTGGCTAGCCGTTGGTAATGCTTGACGGCATCGCCGGCCATTTCGTAACGCACCCGGTGGGTTTCGGAATTGAGTGATTGATATGTGTAGTCGTGCTCACCCAGTTTTAACTTTCCGGAATCGATACGTTCCGGTACTGAGTAGCATTTAAAATCTGATAAGTAGCCGCGTTCTATCAGCATTTGTACGCTGTTTTGCTTGAGTTCAGGCGCTTGAATCAGCGTATCAAACATACCGCCCTTGCCACGCGCCAAGCTCACTTGATCAAGCCTGCACGGGGTTGCCGTTGCGCCAATGATACGTGCATTGGGGAATATCTCCGCCAGCTTGCCCCACTTATTGGCGTCAGTCATGTGATGGGCTTCATCAACAATGATTGTCCACGCTGCATCTGTGGCGAGGGTCAACAAGCCGCGTCTATGTCTTGACAGCAGGGTATCGATTGAAGACACAAAACGGCTTTGACAACTGCCGACTTCTTTGCCAAGTTTGCGATGCTCTGCAACGCACAATCGGCGGGTGTGCGTGGTGGCAATGATGCCATGAGCAATGCCAAACCGCGCCAGTTCACGCGATATTTGTTTGATCAAGATGTTGCGATGGGCAACGCAAATAACCTGTGTATTTGTGTTGGCAATATGCGCCAATACGCGGGTTTTTCCAGCGCCCGTGTCTGCTTGAATCAGCACATTACCCGGCGTGGTGCCGGACAGTGTGACTAAGCTTTGTTGATAGTCGCGCAGTTTCATTTGAATAATGCAATGATTGCTTCGAATTGTGCAGCCAGCGCGTTATATTCAGCGCTGCCGCTTTCGCCGTTGGCGTGCATGGCGTTGCATTGGTTACGCAGTACCAAGGCTTTTTCAAGATCAGCGGCCAGTTTTGCCAAGCCGTTGCGGCGGTCGATCCACCAGCCTGCATCTGCAAATAAAGCTGAGGCCAACAATTCAATGACTGCATCTTTGTGAGTGTTGTTCAGTTTTTCGATGAGTTCTTTGCGGATTGTTTCGCCCAAGCTTTTTTGTTTTGCTGAGCCTTTCAGGGCTTTTAAGCCAAAGAATTTAGCTGTTGAGCGTTGTTTTTTTGCGTTGTCCAGGCTTTTTTGATGTTTTGGGCTTTTTGGTTGTGCATGTCTTGCTGTGCAAGCTTGGCAAACGTCGTGGTCTGCCGCTGAATGTGATTCGTATGTTGATCCGCAAATTTCGCAAATGACTAAGTCTGACATGATACTTCTCCAAGTAGGTTTCCGGTTCCGCCGGTCGGTGAGCTTTTCTGCTCCAGTGGCTATAGATTCTCCTCCTTTTATTTTGTTTTGTCAATACAAAACAAAATAAATTACAGATTTTTATCCACCGTAAAAGTCCCAATATCACTACTCCAGCTGCCGCTGGGCATCGTAACCTTGGCTTGTATTTGCCAGCTTTTAGGCTGATCAAGATCACCAGCCTGGGAAACATAACGAATTTTTCCATCGCTGCCGGTGCTGCTGAAGTTCGCTGTTTTAGTCAACAAGGTTTTATCCGGCTTTTGAAACACGATCTGTTTAACGGTGGCTGATGAAACGTCCAATACTGCGCCGGTTTCATCTTTTAAAGTCACTTCGAACACTGTACCAATGTCGTTTAAGTGGATGGCCATTTATAGCTCCAAAGTTATTTTCAGGTTTTTTTGTAGCGTACGTGTCATCCGGTGGCTTTTAACTATTGCCAATTCAACAGCATAGGCTTTTGAACACGTTAAGGTAAATTCTACGATTTCAGGCATGTTATCGGCTCAGTGTAAAGTGGATAGTTTTGGTCACGCGCAAGGTAAACGCTTTAAACTCGCTCCAAACGGCGGCGGCCTGCATGTAAAACGATTGCTGTCTGAATGATGAAGGGCTAAAGCTACGATGATCAAACACCGGCACCTCGCCATTG